CTATAATGAAGTTGTTATTTGATCTTGTTATAGTAATGGGCACAAATCAACTATAAGGAGGTTATTATGGTGGCATCATCTCGGGTCGGTAGCACGAGAAAAAGCCCTATACATCTATAATTTATAATGTTAGCTATGGGTGTGATCTTATGCTGATCCTCCCAAATAATGTTAGATGGATTGCCAACCGTGTAACGCTTGATGCCGTTACACGGATAGTCAACTAAGGAGGAATAATGCAACTGATTCACGGCGACTGTTTAGAGAAGATGAAGGATATTCCTGATAAATCAATAGATATGATTCTATGTGATTTGCCTTATGGAACTACTGCTTGTAAGTGGGATGTGGTGATTCCGTTTGAACCATTGTGGGAGCAGTATAAGCGGATTATTAAAGACCGTGGGGCTATTGTACTGTTTGGTAGTGAGCCTTTTTCTAGCTATTTGAGAATGAGTAATATTAAGAAATATAAGTATGATTGGATTTGGGAAAAAGATAAACCAAATAATTTTGCTTTAGCAAATAAGCAACCAATGAAATATCACGAAAATATATTAGTTTTTTATGAGAAACAACCGACATTTAACAAACAACTTGAACCAAGAAAAGGTGGTGGTAAAAGTAGATGTAAATACCCAGTTGATAATAGTAAAAGAAAAAGCGAACATAATAATATACAAGATGATGCGAAAATGTTTAATCCAGATTTGAAAAATCCATCATCAATACAATTTATTTCAACAGGAAGAAGGCAGGATTTAATCCACCCCACTCAAAAACCCGTTGCCCTTTTAGAATACTTAATAAAAACATACACTTTAGAAAATGAAACCGTACTTGATAATACTATGGGTTCAGGTTCAACAGGTGTTGCTTGTATTAACACAAACAGAAATTTTATTGGAATTGAAAAAGATGATAAGTATTTTGAAATTGCCAAAAAAAGAATAGAAGAACATCTAACAACTGCTTCAACCTGACACCGTGAGTAAACCGTGATATGATGACGATATGAAGCCGCAACCACTTAACGCAAAGAGCCGCGAGGTTATCGCGCACAAAGGATTTCTCACGGTGCTTGAAGGATCGGTGCGATCCGCGAAAACCGTCACGTCTCTTGTTAAGTGGTACAAAGACCTCCTCGAATCGCCTGATAATGTTTTCCTTATGTCGGGCAACACGCTCGGGTCAATCTCGCGCAACTGCATCAACGGCGACTATGGGTTTATCGCAATAACTGGCGGGAAGGCGCAACCGAAAACTGATACGGACGGGTCGAAGTTCCTACAGCTCGGAGACAAGCGGATTTACTATTGCGGAGCCGACAATAAGCGATCGTTTGCGAAGATACGCGGACTCACAATCGGCGGATGGTATGCGGATGAGATTCAGCTACACGATTGGGACTTTATCGAGACAGCCGAGGCGCGCTCGTTCGCATCAAAGACACGGTTTAATATCTGGACGCTTAATCCCGATACGCCCGGCGCGCGAATCTATCGCGAAAGGATCGAGCTTTACCGCGAGCAGAAAACGCCCGGTTTCGCGTGGTATCACTTCACGCTCGACGACAATACCGCGCTTGACGATGAGCAAAAGGACGCGATTAAAGGGCAGTACCCATTCGGCAGTGTGTTCTATCGCCGCTATGTTCTCGGGCAGCGCGTTCGCGCCGAGGGAATCTGCTATCCGTCCTTCAAGCATAACAAGCCGGGCGAAGACGGAAATATCCTCGACGTGATACCGAAGATCCTTTTCGCCGAAGTCGGAAGCGATATCGGCGGTAACAAGTCGGCGACGACGAACGCGCTCACGGGATACTTCGTTGATACTCGCGGCAAACTCTGCGCCGTCTTGCTTGACGAGTCGTATGACACCGAAAACAAATCGACCGAAAGCATCCTGAAAAACTGGCGCGACTTTATCACGAAGGCGAAGAAGTCCTACATCGTGAATGACGCCTACCCGGATAGCGCCGAGCAGTTGATCGTCAAGTCCATGCGAAACATGGGAATCGTCAACGTGTACGGATCGAAGAAGAACCCGATACTTGACCGCATACGCTTCCTTGACGGGGCTTTCTCACAACGGCGCGTGTTCATTATGCGCCATTGCGAGCATACGATCGAAGCGGTTGAGGCCGCCGTATGGAACATGAAAAGCGCGAAAGAGGAACGGCTCGACGACGGGACGGTTAATATCGACTCGCTCGACGCTTGGGAATACTCATGGGAAAGGCGAATGACGGAGTTGGCTGAATAGGCTTGACGGCGTTTTAATAACGCCCGTATACTATTCGGCAAGGGGAACCTATGGCAAAAATACAAGACGCATTGCGAACTTTCTGGAATATATTAACCGGGCGCACGCTTTTACACGATATCGCCGAGGCTGACGAGCTGATCCAAAGATGGTACGCGGTTTATAAAGGCGACTGCCCCTGGCTCGCCTATACGTACATCGGTCTTTCGGGAACCAAGCGCGAGCGTGTCCGCGAGTCAATGCACGCGGCGAAGCTGATATGCTCCGAGCTTGCCGGGCTTGTATGGGCCGAGACGCCGAAAGTTGACGTCGATCCCGCAATCGCCGATATGCTCAAGCGCGAACAGTTCTATCAGCGCGCCGTCAAGATGACCGAATACGGCGCTGCGCTAGGCGGTTTCGCATGGAAGCTCTATAGCCCTGACGGCAAGGAATTAAAGATTGATGGCGTGACGGCCGACTGCTTTATCCCTGTTACGTACACGCAGGGCGGCGTGATTACCGAAGCCGACTTCGTTTCCCGCCTGGTCAATGACGGCAAAACATACCTGATAATCGAACAGCATCGCGTTATACCGGAAGGCTATCGCATAACCCGCGAGGCATACATCGAAATCAATTCAATGTACGAGAAGCGGAAGCCGGAAGACGCTGGGCTATCATCGGAGCCGGTTGACATTACGACGACCGTTCCGCTTTTCGTGTACGTGCCGACGAGCGAGGCGAACAACTTCTCGATGACGTCGCCGCTCGGGATATCGATATTCGCGAACGCGCTCGGGACCCTCAAGTCTCTCGATATCGCCTTCGACGCTCTGCACCATGAGATCGTCATGGGCAAACGGCGCATAATCGTGCCGGCCTCATCGGTTCGCTCGGTGATCGGTCCTGACGGGAAGCCTGTTACGTATTTCGATCCTTCCGACGAGGCATTCATCGCGTTCAACAACAGCGAAGCGCAGGACATGAAGATCATCGACAATACCGTCGAGATCCGTATCGAGTCGATCCGCCTTGCGATCCAAACCCTTCTCAACATCCTATCGGTCCAGGTCGGATTCTCCGCCGGATATCTTTCATTCGACGCTGGCGGACTCAAGACGGCGACGGAAGTCATCAGCGAGAACAGCAAGACCTACAAAACGAAGCAGGCATACGAGAATAACATCGGCTCCGGGATGCTCGCGCTATTCGAGGCCATCCGCGTGATCGGCCCATCTTACGGTATCGCAACGACCGCCGCTGAGTACTCCGTCGAATGGAACGACGCCATTATCGAAGATCGCGCAGCGAAGGAAAAGCGCATCAATGAGCGCGTGGCCGCTGGCACTATGTCAAAGAAGCAAGCGATTATGGAGCTCGACGGCAAGACGGAAGCGGAAGCAGCCGCAATCGTCGCGGAGATCAACGGAGAGAACGCAACGGTTGACGTTTCTTTCGGTGGACTATAAAACGAAACGGTGGTATGATATTGTAATCATGGAGGCGTGATTATATGAGGGTAAACGGGAACCACTATCGCAAAAAGGACCAGCTCGCGGCGCATTACTTTCAGGCGCGAGTATTTGGCGTGCCGCCGCTTGAACGGCGTGCGCTCGAACGCATGAGCGCGCGGGAAATCTTCGCGTACAACGAGAAGCAATTCGATGGTATGCCGAAAGGTGAGAAGATGAAGCTGGTAAACGCGATCAAGGGCAAGCCGGAAGGACTCTGGATTCTTCGACCGTTTCAGCTATTGCGCAAGGCGTGGCGCAAAATCAATAATGCGCCGAGGGTTAACGCTTGAACGCAGGCGAGATCATCTTCGACATGGAAACGCGCTTACTCTCGAACATGATCCGCCTACTGGAACGAGGATCTCTTTCGTCGGCGTCATGGCAGGCCCGGAAGCTGTCCGCGCTTGGAACGCTCAAGACGATCAACGCGAAGGTGATAGCCGAGGACATCCCGGCCGTCATCGAAGCGGCAAAAGCAGAGATCGCGGCACGCGGCAAGGACACGGCCGTGCGCATTGACGAGGGCGTAACGGGTGGATTACTCGCCGACGCATTACCGCCTGAGGCAGATCCGACGCTCGCGCGCGTATGGCAAACATGGCAAGGGAAGGCGCAGGATCAGCTTGCAACCATCGGCACGACGCTTTTGGATGCAAGTCAAACAATGTACATCGAAGCCGTCTATAAGGCGTCGGCTGAGGTGCTTGCCGGAAGCAAGACGACGCGCGAGGCGATCCGCGAGACGGCCGCCGCATGGTCGGCGAATGGAATACCGGCGCTTATCGATAACGCGGGCAGAACGTGGACGCCGGAGGCTTATGCGTCTCTGGTAGTTCGTGGAAACGTGCGCGAGACGGTGAACGCGACACAAGACGCGCGGTTTAACCAGTTCGACATTGACCTCGTACTCGTATCAAGCCATGTTGGAAGCCGCCCGGAACACGTTCCTTTTCAGGGCCGCGTCTATTCGAGATCCGGCACGAACCCGGATTACCCGGCAT